GCCGTTGTTGCCGGGAATCCTAGCAAGAGGATCAAACTGACTGGTAATCAACCAACCGCCGTCGGTTGGGTCGGCAATCTGATTGGTAAACACCACGGTGCGACCGTTGAGATTTGTGATGCCATCAATGCCCGACGGATATTGCGCTAAAAATTCTGACAGATATATGTTGTTGATTTGATTGAATTTCAAATCAGTTATCAAGTCCACTTGACCTGCGATGGGTGTGGTTGGCACCAGGGTCAGATCATAGTAGAATTGTTGAGCGTTCTTCAGCGGAACATTGAAAGTTACTGTGCCAGCATCTTCGCCATTGTTGACCACCCCAAGTACATCTCTTGAACTGATATTAGGAGCATATGGCAAACGGCCGTTTACTCCAGGATCTGTTTGTATCCAAAATCCATTGGGGGCTTGATTCACAAGAAAATTATAATTCCCGCCGCGTACCAAAGTTATGATGGGATTGCTGCCAGCTAGTCCAGAGAATTTGTATACATCTGTTTCACGAGTAATGTCAAAACTATCTGTCAGCGGAATCACAGTGGCGCCAACGTCCACTGACAGTGGACCAGCCGGCAACCAATAGTACTGACTATAGTTTGCAAATTTGTCAAAACTGATAAACGGATCCCAGGTATAGTAATCACTGGTATACAATCTATCTGAGTTGTCTATTTTAGCCCCTTGTCGAGCCAATGCGTCTGAGATACCAGGATAGGTTATTGCATCTTCAATATCTGTTGTGTCTGGCTTCAGACTGATTACACCTGGTTCAAGCTGATAATTTGCTCGTGTGGCTGTGGGCTCAATCACATAATAGTCGTTGGGATTCACACCCGGGCCAACTCTACGACCAACAAAACCCTGTGTCTTCTTGAACTGCGGCTCTTGGACCAATTGGTCTAGAGTGGCTGACAAAAACTGCTGGTTAGTGGTAGTTTGAAATATTGGTGGTAGAAAATCTACAGTTCTTGTTCTATTCATTAAACTACTCCACTGCCTGGCGCAGTTCTAAGGTTGGTCGATGTCAATGCTGTGATCACTTCTATTGAACTGACTCCTGCAGCATTGACAAAAATCTCATCTGGTGCTGATCTTATTTCATACAGGTCACCAAAACTCTTCAAAGGATCCAGGGGTACTAGTACCACAGAACTCACAATGCCGCCCATGTTTCTGTGGATGTAGGCCGCAAGTTCAGAGAAATAAAATGTATCCCCAAAATCCCATTTATCAATTGAAAAATAATCATTCAAGTTGGCAACTACTAAATTTTTAATTTCACTTTCGCTAGCAGTTGAGTTGGCTGCACGGATAACCTTGATTGTGGCTCTGAGCTCTTGTGCTGCCTTGGAGCCAAACAATGGCTTAAATGTCACCGAATTCACTACCACATTATCCGAAATCATTTTGTAGTTGTTGAGATTCTGATAAGCTGTTGACAACTCATTGATTGTGGGCACACTAGGTTTAGGTACTGTATCTGTGGTGTCCCTGACCCAGTTTTGATAAGCAGTGTAATAACTTTGTGTGACCACATACAGGTCAATGATATTGGTGGTGCCTGGGTCAATACGAGATGTCAGTGGTGCATTGTGTCTATATTGAAAATACAAACTTTGGCGGCCAACTCTTGCATTCCAGTCCAAAGATACATCCACTAGTGATCGCACAAAAGTTGTGCTGACTTTCAATTCATAGAAAGCACCCACCTGGCCAGTCAATGGTCCAACATAGATTTCTTGATTGTAGGCATAGAAGATCTGCCCTGAGATATATTCCCCCTTGACTGCTTCAATGTCATCCAGAGTAGCATATTCGCTGGCCACACGACCTGGTTCGACTAGAATGTAGCGTTGCAGATTGTCAAAGTCCACAGTTTTCTCAAAGAACACCAATTTTGAACTTGAAGCCACTGCCGGTGCCACAATTTCATCAAAGAAATCTGGATCATCTGCCACGCCGTCACTGTCAATGTCTTGGTAGCTGACAATCACCTGATAGTCGTCAACATATCCATCAGACTCAACTGGCTGACCAATGATAGAAAGACTAATGTCGCCCGGCAATGGTCGATTGGAATCTGGCAGGCTGTTGGTTCTCAATACCTTGACAAAGTCGCTGATTGTTGTACCTGTGCGAGTGTCATAGATTCTTTGTGCTGATTCAAAGAAGAATCTTGTCTGTAGTACAGATCCAAAGTTGTATACCAGTGAGCGGCTGGTCACAGTGTAGCCAAGGCCATCTGTCAGGCATTGTATGACCCAGCTTGCATCCTGGCCGGTGCCCGAAATATCTTGTGCATTGATCAGACTGAAATCTGCATTGACAGCAAGGTTATTAGATGTGATTAGATACCATGTCTGTGTGGTATTGTTGTAGCCAAGTCCAAAGTTTCTAAACAACAGAATTTGATCAGCAATCGAGGATTCAAGGCTGGCCGGAATATCTGTGACCAGTAACGGAATTACCAAAACCGGTATTGCTCCTGTGGGCACAAAATTATTAAGTGTGACCGGTCCGGTGCCGTTATCAAAGTTGCCTTGTCCCTGGTTGGTACCATTCAACACAATGACACTTGGACTGGCCCAGATGGTCAACGTTTCATCTGCGCGAACAGGAGTTCCTAGTTTGAGTCTATTGTTGGCATCAAAGTAGTAGCCAGCAGGTGCAGCAAATTTTACCAGGCTACCTATCTGAATATATTTTGTGTTGTTACTGGAAAAGGTGCCAATGGCAACAGGTGCGCCAAGTGAATTCACAAAATAGCCGGTGGTTTCATTGGCCATTGTGGTACTTTGATTCCAGGTGATGTTGAGTACTGACAGGTCTGGTCTTGGGAAATTCGCATAATAGAATTGTGTAAAACCGTTGGTGATCAACAACGGTTGTATCTGATTGGTGATCACGTTAGCAATGTCATTGCGATTGAGCCAGGAGAACACAAATGTGGGCAGTTGGTTTTCTTTCCACAATGCGCCGTCAGATCCAAAAATATTGGTTGAACTGTATTTGCCTGTGTTATCCACTAGATCAAGATACCGACTGGTACCAATGCTGGCACGATTCAGGGCTTTGCTTTTGATGATTGAATTGTACAAGGTAAACGGAAAGTTATTGTAATCTTCGCCGTTGACCATGCGGTTCTGTGTGTAGTATCTGGCAGGGGCACGTTGTTTGATTTCGTCTAGGGTTTCTCTAGCCTGTGCATTACTGACAGGAGTAGTGATGCCACAAGTGAATATGATTGTCTGCAACTGTCCAGTTCTGCTGATGTAGCTGATTGGCAGGACCACACTTTGCATTTCTTCTGGATTGATAATGTATTGCAGGCCGTTGGATGCACGAACATACGCACGGAACAGGCCTACCGGGATAGCAGAAAATACACCGTCGCCAAATGTCAAAGTAATCTGATCGTTTGTTCTCGATGATGTGGAAAACAATTTACGTTGATCAGGTGTCAGCTGTTCAACTGCTGCGGCAAAAACTGATTCTACATATTTCCATTGGCTTACAACTGTGCCCACATTGTCTAGCTGGAATAACCAACGATCTTCGTTGTTGACACCTTCTATGTTGATGTTGACTGTGCGATTACTAATGCGTTCTGCTAAATTAAAATCTTGATTTTGCAACACGCCTTGCTTGAAATAAAAGAAATAACCAGTGTTGGCTGCTGCAAATCCCAGAGAGTCACTGCGGAACAAAAGATTGAAAATACCATTGGCCACTGGCGCTGGCTCATAGATATAGTCTCGGCCCACGGATGTAGAATTCACTGCCTCAAATGGCATATTGACACCGTCCACTGTGGCATTGTATGGCAGCACTGGCAAGAATCCAGGTACCAAATTGATAGAATATTCAGATGTGTTCACACCCACGATATCTTGCCGATTACCCGGACGACCTATACGCTGAGTGTCCACTAGGGCAGCATTTATGATGGCTGTAAATTGTTCTTGCCAGTTTAGATTGGTAGGATCGTTCCAGTTGATAGTAACATTGGCCAGATCAATGCCATTGAAGTCGGTGACATTTTCGGTGGTTTGTACTGAAAATACCTTGAGATAACCCTGGGCAGCAGTGTTTCTCTTGGCAGTGTAGCTTACTAGATTGGCCAGGCGTACCACTGAGTCTCTGCGTTCTGCGGTGTCTATGTAGTTTTCACGGGTGTTAAGATCATTACGAAAGGCCATTGCCTGACCCATGAATGCCATGACGTCTAGTAATGCGATGAATTCAGAACTTTCAATATAGTCATTGAAAGTTTCAGGATAGTACTGTCGAAGATAATCTATAAAACTTTTTCGCAGAGTTTCAAAGTCATAGCTTTGAAAATCAGCTTCTCTAAAGGTCTGATAGATGCGTTTCCAGTCTTCAACGCCAAATACAACTGTTTGTCTAGTAGTGCGTGCCATGATATTCCGTTAATATGTTATTTACCGATAAAGTAAACGGCTACTTTTATACAAACGAAGCTCTGCGCTGCTGTTGATCAAAAAATACACTCAGCAATTGTGCATCTGCACCAGCTACCAGTTGTATCTCTAGTTCAATTAGGACACCGTTTTCCTGTGGATATACCTGTACATCATTTAGATAAATTCTAGGATCGCCACCGGCAACTCTTTGCACTTCGCGCAGAATATTGGCCATGGTAGTCTGATCCTGGCTCTCAAACAGAAAACTCCAGAGTGTGGTTCCGTATGCCGGGCGGCCGGGCAACTGTCCCTGCCACACGTTGAATGCATTGAGTAGATCGCGCTTGATCAATTCACCGTCAACCAGCGTGAATTTTTTGTATTGATTTTGTGTGTTGAATCCAATGAACGTGGCCATACAGCTATTTAGCCAGTGACCTGAGGTGCAAAATCTGGTACAGATATTTTGCTGTTGCCGATTACTTTTCTCACTGCTTCATTCAGATTAGATCGATTCACAGTGTTGGTAAATCCTTTGGCTGCTTGTACACCTGCTTCCAGTGGGTTCCCGCCAGAATCGCCAAATCCGCCAAATCCGCCACTTAGTAGGCCACCAATGCCACCGCCACTTAGTAGGCCACTGATACCACCGCCACTTAACAAGCTACCAATGCCACCGCCACTTAACAAGCTACCAATGCCACCGCCACTTAACAAGCTACTGATACCACCGCCGCTTAGTAGGCCACTGATACCACCGCTACTTAGTAAGCCACTGAATGACTGTGCAAATTCTGCTGATTTGGCAAAATTATTCATATTTCCAATTATCCCGCCAATGCCACTCCCACTTAACAGGCTACCAACACCACCGCTACTTAATAAGCTACTAACACCACTTCCACTTAACAAGCTACTAACACCACCTCCACTTAACAAGCTACCAATGCCACCGCCGTTTAGTAAGCTACCAACACCACCTCCACCTAACAAGCTACCAACGCCACTGCTGTTCAGTAAGCTGCCAACACCACTGCCGTTTAGTAATCCACTGATACCACTGCCGTTTAGTAAGCTACCGGCGCCTTCGCCGTTTAGTAAGCTGCCAACACCACTGCCGTTTAGTAATCCACTGATACCACTGCCACTCACCAGTGATCCTACTGACCCCAGAGTCGGTGCAGTGTTGAGCCACGCCGTGGCATTGCCCAGACCAAACTTTGTGGCTGTATTCAGCAATGGTCCCAGCTGCGACGCCACCTCTGTACCATTGATTACTCCTATTTGCTTGAGTTGATCAAAGTTTACCTTCATTAGTCCTTGTTGTACCGTGGTCTGCAAACTTTCGTTGCCCAGCACAGAGTTCAAATCTGTAGCTCCTAGCTTGCCAGTCCAGCTGGTGGGACTTGACAAAATGCTGGTAAATTTACTGGGATCCAGATTGATTTGCTCGGCCAATCCAGGTTTGATCAGCCCCGATAATTGCAACTGATCAGCATTGAAGCCAAACTTGCCAAGACCTTTGGAATCTGTGATGGCCGTCACGGCCTGGCCAACTGATACACCAGTCTGTGCGATTAGTCCTTGTATCTGAACCGGACTGATTGAGCCAATACCTTGTTGGCCTACTGCTGTTTTGACAAAGTCACTTACTCCTATTGGATTAGGAATAGGCAGTCCTCTTAGGTCAGGAAGATTAATTATATTACCCAGTTGTAGAGCCTGTGCAAATGATGCTGGACCTATTTTAGCGATAGCCGACGATAGCCCTCCTGTGGCCTGTGTGACTGCATTGACTAGACCACCTATTGGTATTCCTGTTAGTCCGCCGCTGCTGATCTGTTGATTAAACACTGCTTTGGCTTGTTCCACCGTGGCACCTGATGGTCCTTCCACATCATATACTTCGCCGTTTGGGCCTGTGAATGAAAATTTGCTCATGACTTCCTAACTATGCCCCAGTTGGTCGGGACTGGTTCGGCATCTGGCGGTGGAGTAGGAGTCCCCTCAGTGAGGTTCACGCTGACAGACACGCCTTGATTGTGATACGGATACGGTTCATGAGTTGGGGCACGAGTAACAATACTTTCTAGGCCGTTGGGTTGTACTTGCCAACCAGTGGAGTTATTGAACGTGGTGTCATCCAAGGTTGTTTTAGGATACAGTTTGGGAGTTTTGACTGGTGTTGCGGGCAATCCGTTGAGATCTATTCTTGCTGCGCTGAGTCTCAGTGATGTTCCGCCCGACACTGACGCAGTGGTTTTGCCTTGTAGAGCCAATGATCCATTGGCTTTTATCCCTACTGTGGACTGCCCATAGATGGTCATTTCTGCTTGACTTGCTATGTTCATGGTAGTCACAGCACCAATATTGGTAGCTGCATTTGACTTCAAATTGATGTTGCCGCCAGCAAACATGTTGATATCCTTGTCAGCATGCAGATTTATGGTTCCTTCAGTTCTTACATTCACACTGTTGGTTGAGTACACATCCACTGTGCCTTCGGATCCCAGTTCAATCCAGGTTTGACCATTGGCATGTATAAACTGAAAAAAGTTTTCTGAATCATTCATCATGATCTGATGACCTTTGGCTGTTCTCAATCTAAACAAGGCATTGTTGTTTTCAAGATCGCCATCGTCCATGACCAGTGTGTGTCCACCTTTGCGGCCAATGACTTTTACATCTTGAGGCGTCAAAGATCCAGAACTAAGTTGTTTTCTTATGGTGTTGGAATCGTTGCTGCCTTGATAGATAGGTTGACCAGGTGTGCTGATACCATACACTGTGCTGGGGCTTTCCCGTTGTGCATTTGAAATAATAGGACCACGCTCAGGATCTTTGTCTAGCCCTTGCTGAAAGAATATGGCTGCTTGAAAACTATGTACAGGTTTAGGCTGTTCAAAGAATCGTGGATTTCTATTAATCCCTTCGTTGGCTGAGTTGATCTCAGTGACCGGCAACTGAGGTGCGTTGCCAAAATAATCTGACTGTGCCTTGTTCTGAGTAACAAACTCTCCTTTCTTGGCAGCACCAATGGCCGGCAGCATATGAGTCAGACTGTCTTGGATCACAGATCCAATGTAGTAGCCTTGATTTGGATCACCTTCTACAAAAAAGCACATGACATCGGTGCCAATGTCCGGCGGGGTGAACCACATGCCGTAGCTTTGCTGATTCCCAGGATATGTGCCGGCGCCGGCACTGGTGCTGGTTTTTTCTGTGGCTCCGTAAAAGGACGGAAGATAGTTGACCCAGCGCCAGGTCTGGGGATTGGCAGCTGGTTGTCCACTTGCAAACTGTTTGATAAACACCTGCACCTTGCCGCTGCGAGTAGGGTCAACATTGTTCATGATCTGGCCAATAAACGGACCCATTTCTGCGGGTGTGCCACCGCGATCAAATTTATAATTGGGTGCGGTACCTGATGGTTGGGGATTATTTTGTGCCATATATTTTTTAGGTTCCTTGGTCGTCGTCTACAATGCCTTGAGGAGGAGTTGGGCTAGGAGTCGGTAAAAGTTCAACCTCAAGTGTGTTGTTGTTAGCTATTGGTCCGCCAACAACTGGTTCGCCTGGAAGAACCGGCGGTGGCTGAAGTTCTGTGTTTGGCTCTACGCCATCGCCATCTATACTAGGAGGTTTTGCCGGCACTGGTTGTGCTCCAGAAATTGATTTAACAACATCGGTTATGGCTTCACGTGCCTTGGATTCCAAGGCTTTGGGCACAGCCAATGCTGCACCTGCCTGCAATATCTTTGATGTTGATTGTATTATTCGGCTGCCGGGTGAAACTACTCCTGTGGCTGATATTATACGGTCACCAACACCTGAAGGTTGGGTCGGGGCGGTCGGAGCACCGGTGTTTCTTCCAGCATCGGTTGTGTTGACAGGAGCAGTATCTGTTACCCAGATGCCCTTGAGTTCTTGCGTGAACTTCCCAGCCCTGAATGTGCTTTTGCAATGTGTGGCCTGGTATGTCACTGCTTCCTGTGCTAGTCCAGCCTTGCCCTGTGAACGATCTGCAAAGTAGTTGTTTTTTCCTGTGTCCATGATTCCAGTGCTGAGATTATAGTCTTGGGGTTGGTTCCAGGCAAATTCAAAATATGCGCCAGATGCTTTGGCGTTTATGGTGCCATCGGCTTCAAATGGAGCCGAGACAAACTTGCCTGGCTGCATGGCCTTGGGGGACGGAATCCAGGCAGGGTCCCCCAGGACTACCAATCTGATGTTGGCTTGGTCAACTGAGTACAAATAGTCGGCTGCGTTTGCGCCGGGTTCAAATGTTTTGCCGTCGCCGCCCTGGCGTGCCTGACCACTAGCAGGCATCACTCGTTTTTTCCAAAGTTCTCGACTGTTGACCGATTGTTTTGTATTCTCGGCCGTGGAGTAACCGGTAATGGCCTGACTCCATAGTTTGTTGAACTCTTGCTCGTACTGCAGGACCTGAGTGTTCTGCCCTGTAAACCAGTAGTTAAACACCTTGTGAACGCCGCGAAAGGCACCGCTTTCAAAATATTCGCTGGCTACCGGAGTCTGATACGGTGCCACAGTATAAACCATTCTGTAAGCGAAATCGTTTTGTTTTGGATCATACTTTAGGGGCTGTGCATCGCAGCTGATACTGAACCAGGCAAATCTTTGCGGATTTCCATTGTTGTTCCATTCGTTGGTATCGGAATTCCAGATAACTTTTTGTTGTGCAGTGATATAACTGCTGCTGCGTATCACTGTGTCAATAAATTGAACAATCTGTTGCCCTGCTGTTGCAGACTTTTGACGCACAGTTGGACTCATGCTTTGTTTTTCCCCCAGCAGTTGACCAGCTGCTGTTGCTGTGACTGAGCCGCCTGCCAGGCTTTTGTCCAAGGGACCTGGTGGAACAATGCTGGCGTTTTCTATTATAGGATCAGCAAATATAATTTCATAGATATCTGGTATAAAACCACTGGCCTTGGCCTGCTCTGCATAGAATGTGTTCAATGCTGCACACAAGCCGCTGGCCACTGTTGTGGCACCTGGTTTGGGAGCCGCGGCTGCATTTGGAGGTGCGCCAACTCCGCCCACAGCATTTTCTCCCGGCTTGTTTTGTAGTACATTGTCAGTTGCTGCTATTATTCGAGATATTGCAGTGGCCATATTATCCCCTAGTATCTAAAAGTGCTTGACCTCGCTGTGCAGGATCTTGTACAGAATTGCTGCCAGGCGGTGATGATTCTATAGGTACACCGTTTCTGGTCAAGTCCCCTGCTGCTTGGCTTGCGGTCTGTTGGATCACGCTGCCAACCAGTATTTCTCTAACTGTGCTGCCCTGGAACTGAAAATTCTGTGGTATGCTGCCTCGGTCGGTGCTGAAGCCAGTGATGTCAGGCACTGCGATCCCTTTGACCATGTATTCAACCAGCTTGTTGGCCACCTTGAACTCAATTCCAGAGATTGTGAAAGGCACAAATTTTTCAACTGCTGCGCGATTATCTGTGCCACCGGTTT